CTGACTGGTCCCGGGCCCCGCGCGGGTTGTGTCCAAAACCAAGCGACATAAACCGAACCCCGTCATTAGTAACAAACGAACCATCCGACCAGTCTCCCGCCGATGACCTCTTGCCATAATCATTCTGCAAGCGGTTATTGTGTTCCAGCTGTGCCTGTATGCCCGACAGCAGTTTCTTTGCCTTAGGTTCAGTCTCCCCCACCAAAAGCATAAAACGCAAATCACCCTTAGCAAAGTACAAGTACAGCGGTATCCCCATATCTATATGTACCGACTTTCCCGCCGAGCGGTACATCTCGGCAAGCAATCGCAGTCGCTTATTATCTACTATCAGCTTAGCCAACTTAGCGTGAAACCACGCACACTTCTGTTTAGCATAGTTAGGAAAATAGTACTCAAACCAGCGCACATAATCACCCTCCAAGTTCTTAATACGAGCCGCTTTCTCTTTGGCTGTTTCGTGTATATTTACCGAAGTAGCCTTAGCAATCAGCAGACAATGCTTGTCGTAATCAGCTAAGAGTTTAGCGTATATTTTATCGTTCTTGCTCATTTTTTACTTTTAGTTGTAAGAATTGTTTGTGATACTTGGTACATTGAGCGGCAAAGCCTGCATCTTGTTGCGATATAAACATATCCAGTTCCTTCAGTACTTTATACACTGTAGTTGGGTCTGCTTGCGTTTCGCACCTATCCAGTGCTGCCATTAGTTTACCTACATCAGAAGCCGAAAAAGTAGGCTCTTGTCCATTCATTACCCTAATGGTCTCGGCTTGTAGCTTTTGTTTGATAATTGTAGGCGAGGCGTGGAAGTTCAGACGCTTGTCCTCCCAGTCGTACTTCTTTACCCACTCGCCAATCGTAGCAGGACGAACCCCGTAGAGTTCTGCCACTTCTGCTTGTGTAACCTCAATATTTTCAATATAATATTGTTCAGCCTTAATACGTGTTTGTTCTTTTGTCTTTGCCATTTTTTTTGTGGCAAAATTCCTACAAATAAGGCAATTAGAAAATAAGTTGTTCACACCTTGAACAACTTTGTTCACTCCTTGAACAAAACTGTTCAGTCCTTGAACAACTATTTGCACACTCCACTGAAGCTCACGAATTTTGCCCCCGAAAATGATTGACAACAACAAAAAACAGAAGTACAATGCCTAAATTTATATTGAACGATGAATCAGTAGTTAATTCGCACGGCTTTCGGATACTTACCGCAGGAATTGACCTAACACGCTTCAAACTCAATCCTGTAATGCTTGACGGACACATTCGCAGTAATCAGACCGTAATAGGAAGTTGGAAAGACATTACCATTGAAGAGGGTAAACTTTTTGCCGAACCTTTGTTTGATATGGAAGACGAAAATGCTAAACTCATAGCAGGAAAGGTTGAGCGCGGGATTATCAAAGGGGCGAGTATGGGAATATATTTTTCAGAAAAGGATTTATCATATAAAGATAATGTGGTAACCCTTACAAAGTGTATCCTTGCTGAAGTCTCTATAGTAGCCGTACCGAGCAATGCTAACGCCTTGCGCCTACATATGGACGGCAAAGAACTTACTGAAAAAGAAATAAATGAGCTATGCCTATCATTGGCAGATAAAACAATTAACACAGATAACAATATGAAGTTACAACTTACACAATTTGCCTTAGTAGCCTTGGGTATGAGTGCCAGCACCAAGGAATTATCAGCAGATGAAATAGAGTCTGCTATCTTGGCACTTTCTAAATCACGAGACGAACTGAAAGAAAAACTTACCCTTTCAGAAGAACAGCTTAGTGCTTTTGTAGCCAAAGAAAAAGCACAAAAAGCAGCCCTTACTACTCAAATGCTTGACGAGGCAGTAAAAAGTGGTAAAATCACTGCCGACAAACGACAAACCTTTGCCGATTTGGCAGCTAAAGACTTTGAGCTCGCAAAAGCTACTTTGGAGGCTTTGCCTGCTAAAAAGAGCTTTGGTACTGGTGTTACTACACCCGCAGGAACCACTGGAGTAACTACTATGGACGATTTTCAAAAACTTTCCTTAGATGAAAAGTTAGCTTTCAAAAACAGCAACCCTGAAGCCTACCAAAAATTAGTAGCTTCTATTTAAAATCGCAGTACAGCAAGCTATTTAAATGATATTTAAAAACCTTTTAAAACAGAATTAACTATGGCAATGAATTTTCCAGAAATATGGGAGGCACGCGTACGACAAACCCTTTCACAAGGAGCCGATGCAGACTTCTTAGACGGCGTGCAAGAACTCGATGGCGATGTAACCCAAATGGGCGAACACAACGTAATTCACATCCCTACTACTGAGTTCAAACCCGATGTACTTATTAATAACAGTACATACCCCCTCGCTATCCAAGACTACACCGAAAACGAAGTCGTGGTAAAATTGGACAAGTATCAAACAAAACCTACTAAGGTTACTGACGACCAAACCATCGGAGCAAGCTACAACAAAATTGATGCGGTTACCCGTAGCCACACCAATGAAATTAGCGTTACCAAGTATAAAAAAGCATTACACGCTATTGCTCCTGACCAAAACACCGCTGCTACTCCAGTCCTCACCATTGCAGGTACTGAATGTACCTACAACGACATTGTAGCTCTCAAAGCAAAATGCGACAAAGCAGGATGGCCTCTCAAAGGTCGCCGACTTGTCTTGTGTTATGACCACTACAACTCCCTCCTTAAAGATAGAGAACGTTTTGGCGACCAGCTTATCAACTATCGCAACGGACAAACAGCCCCCGTGATTGCAGGTTTTGAAATCAAAACCTATGAGCAGCACCCTCACTACAATAGTACAGGACAAAAAATCGCTTTCGACCAAGTGCCTACAAGTACCGATAAACCTGCTTCAGTAGCCTTTGTGGTAGATGCCGTACGTAAAAAAACAGGACTTACTAAGCAGTACTATTCCGAAGCCAAACAAGATACCCAAAACCAAGCAAACCTATTGGCGTATCGCCACTACTTCATTGCTTTGCCTTTGGAGAAAAAGTACATCGCCGCTATGAAATAATGTTTAACCCAAAAGGAGGGGAAGCCTCAGAAAAGCCCCAAAGTAACTCAATTAGCACGCTTTTTTCTGCAACCTTCCCCCCTTACTAATAACAGAAACCCTATGGATACCATATTCAATGATAACCCCAATTTAGATGTAGCCTACAAAACCGCTGACGGCAAATACTTCTACACCGAAAACGGCGCGCAAAACCACGCCCAAACCCTCAAAAATAAAGAGGTAAAAAAAGTAGTACGCACAGAAGAAGCTACAGAAAAAGAGGATGTGAAAAATGAGGTAGTTACTGAAACACAGAAGCCTCAAACAGTAGTAACCACTGAAGCCTCAGAGCCTTCAGAAAGCACTAATAGTTCAGAAGTTTCTGACAATTCAGAAAACCAAGAGCCTTCAGAAAGCACTGATAGTTCAGAAGTTTCTGACAATTCAGAAACCCCAAAGCCTTCAGAAAACACTGATAGTTCAGAAAGCTTAGAGCCCTCTGAAGAGCAAAACAAACCACGTTTTGAACTCAAACCTAAAAACTTTAACAAACGCTAAACAATGAACGGAGTAAAATTCATAAGAAAAAACGGAGGCTTAGGACGTGAACTCGCAGGTGAAGACCATATCTCTGGGCTTGTCGTCTATGGCGAAACAGCGGTTGCCCCTACCTTATTGCTTTCGGTAGAGGAGCTAAACGGCAAGGGAATTTTTCCCGATACAGCCCCCGTATTGCACTATCATATAACCGAGTTCTTTCGTATCAATGAAGGGGCAAAGCTATATGTGCAATCGGTAGCAAGTGCTGACGGCAATTATACCGAAGTAAAAACCTTACAGGCATTCGCCCAGGGCAAACTCCGACAAATAGCCGTTTGCGACTTCAAAACCCAGCTTTCGGGCTTAGACAATGCTCTTAGCAAGCTAAACACTATCGGCAAGGAGTTAGCCAAACGTATCACCCCTGTAAGCCTATTGTATAGCTTTAAACTCAAAGCCGAAGATATTGCTAACCTCCCCGATTTGCACACCAAAAGTGCCGAGCTTGTGAGCGTAGTGATAGGGCAAGACGGAGCTGGGCGTGGGGCTTATATCGCACAAACTACCCCTGCAGTGGGTTGTATAGGGGCTGCCCTTGGAGCTATTTCCAAAGCCA